CTTCAGTCTTTCGCAGGCGCGTCAGCCGGCGCCCGCTCGATGTGGCCCGCCATCTCTTCCGAGAGAGCTTCCGCCTCGCTCAGACGGATCGGGTCACCCGCCTCGACCCGGCGGCCGGCAACGCGCGGCGGTGCCTTTTCGGTGACAACAAAAGCGCTCTTGCCGTCCGTGGTGTCGATCATGGTTTTGAAAGTCGTGGCCTTGGCCATGGTGCTCTACTCCTCAGGGGGGCCGGTCAGTTCCGAACCCCGTTTAACTTCCGTGTGCTTGTGGTCGTCGCCGACGTTGACGTCGTTGTGTTCAAGGACGCCGTCGCGGGCACGGACATTGCCGACCAGCTCGATCTCGTCGCCGATGAATTTGAGGCCGGCCGGTCCGATCTCGATGCGACCCCCTCGCTCGAAGACGGCGGTGTCGGATGATTGCGAAGGCGCCTGGTGATCGCGGTCATAGGTCGCCGGGACTGCGATCGAGCCGGCGCCGACCGTCCCGGAAGCTGAGACGATGTTCATCTGCTCGTTGATCGCCGGTTCCGAATGGATCCTGAGGCCACCGGCGCCGGCTTCCTGCCAGCGCACCCACGGCGACAGGACGTCACGTCCGTCGCTGCTGGTGCCGAGCTTCAGCCGCAGAAGGCGCTTTTCCGGATCGACAACAGCGACCTTTCCTGACAGCGTCGTCATGGCGATCCGACGCTCGGCGCGTTCGATGCGGGTATAAAGCCGGCGAAACTCGAATGGGGCGGTGTCACGCATCCTCTTCCTCCACCGAAGCCCAGGGCTCGATCGAGGAAACGGCGGCCTCGTCCTGGAACTGGATTAGACCAGCGTCCATATCGACATGGCCTTCCGGCTGCGGGAATACCGAGGGGCCGATATCGGCAATGATCTGCGACCAAGTCACGACATAGTATGCGGTTCCCTGTTTGGCATCCTTTAGGGTGAAGAAGGGCTTCAGCTCCGCCTGGGGCTTGTCCTCGACCGGCATGACGCCTGTGCGGTTCCACAAGGAAAGGATCGGGTCGGCGAGGATTGCGAGGATGCGGCTACCGATCGCCAGCCCGATCTCTTCCTTTTCAACGCGGCGGCTCGCAACGGCTTTCGCCTCGGCGACCACATAGGCGACCCATTCCACGGCGAAGCAGGTCGCGCCATCGGTGATGAAGGTTTCGCGGATACGGCTCCAGCCAATCCCGACGCCTGGCGCTTTGACGATCGTGTTGGCGACCAGCTCGGAGAGATCGACCTTGCCTGGATGGCGGACGATCGTCACGCCCGGCATCAGCGAAGTGAGCGTGTTGACGATCGCGATCTGGGTCGGCGCCAACGGATCACGCGCCAGCAGCTGGTCGAGAGTAGTGGGCTGGATCATTGCATTATCCCGAAATGGTCGGTGATGACGTCGAGGATCTCGCGGCGGTTATCTTCCGAAAGACCGACGAAGGGACGCGCCGGGATGGTGACTTCCTTGGCGAACACGGTGCGGCCGCCAAGCTGAAAAACCAGCCGGTCCGCTTCCTTCGGCACGATCGTCATGCCGTCCTGGTGGACGTGGGCATGTTCCCAGGTCGCGCCCCACTCGGCCTCTTCGGCCGAGGCTGTCCAGGCGATTGAGTAAAGCAGGTGCTGGCCGCTATCGACCAGGATCGAGGTGCCGGCGGTGTTCGGTTTCCATGGCGTGCCATCCGGCGCCGTCTTTTCGTCGCTGATACGGCGACGGGTCTGGCTTTCCCCAAGCGCGCCGAGTGTGGTCATTAGCTCCGAAGGCTGAAAGTCGAAGATTGGACGAAGCCGCTTGAGGGCGGCATCGAGATCGCTGACATCGAGGGTGAGTGAAACGCTCATATGCGGCTGAGCCTTTCGCGGGTGAAGACGCGCTCGGGCGCCTGCAGAACGACTTCATTCTGGCCGACATCTTCGGTCGGGTCAGTTGGGCCGCCTCCGCCGGTGTTGCCGCCGGTCAACGCGCCCTTACCCGATGCGATCGCTTCCAGGCGCTTGATGGCCTGGTCGTAACGTTCCTTGATGTTTTCGGTCGAGCGGGTGAAGGACAGCGCGATCCGGTAGAAGGCAATGTCGGTCGTATAGACACGCAAGAGATCAAGGCTGTCCTGGTCGAGGCCAGCCAGCTCGGCCGGCGAATAGCGCCCGGCCAGAATGCCGCGAACCTCGATCGAGGCATCGAGAATGCCGCGCTCGATGCGGGTGTCGTCGCGAAGCCCCGTGGTCTCGTCGGCCGCCACCAGCGCCAGCTCGTTGGGGAAGCGGGCTTCCAAGTCGGCAATGGTGGCGTAAACGGTCATGGCGGCTTTCTCGAAATGAGGGCGGGAGGCGGGCTTAGCCCCTACGTTCGCAACGTCTCCTAGCCGGCGGCGTTCTCGCCTTTGTGCCGGATCAATGGGTGCTGGCGGCCTTGCGAGCCGGACCAGACCTCCCTCAGGTATTCAGGTTATTCCTGGTCGCCGCCTTCGCCGGCCTGCGGATCGTCCGGAAGCTCGATCTCCTCGAAGCGGCCGTCGATCTTCAGCATCGGGTCTGTGCGCAAGGCATCCACGGTTGCTATGGGATCGGGACCGAGATCCTCTTCAGTCAGCTCGCGCGGTTCCGGCCCGAAGGCGAGATTGGCGCGGCGGCGCGGACCGGCCGGGGCGCTGACGATCAGCACCTGACGTCCGGCCACCATCTTGCCCAGTGCTTCCTCGTCGGCAGGCTTGGCAGTTGCTTTGGTTCTGGGGGGCATTGCTGTCTCCTGGGCGGTTTTCGGGAAAACGGCGCCGTCGCCGCTTTTCAGAAAACCGCCGGCCGCTGGGAGGAGGAGCGCGGCCGGCGGCAGGGGGCCAACGCGGCCCCTCCCGGGTTAGCTGAGAAGCGGCGCTTCCATGACCTGGACAAGATTGCGGATCGTGTTCGTGGTGCCGCCGATCTGTTCGGCAAGCAGGATCTCGCGAGCCGCGAAGAGATTGGTGCTACCGACGATCAGATGGGTCGGGCGGATATTGAGCTTGCGACCTTCGTCATCGGTGAACTTCGCCATTGCCTCATAGGCTTCCTTCAGATTCGCCGCGTCGAGAGTGTCGGTCGAGCCGAACGCCATCTGCCAGAAGCCGTAGCCAGCCGCGACCCGCGCATCGACGCCGTAGAAGTATTTGTCGCGCATGAAGACGAGGTCGGATGTCTTGCCGTCTTCCTTGCTGGTGAAATTGTAATCGCGGCGCTTCTGGAAAATCCACGGCTTCAGGGGCTTGGAAAGGTCGGCCAGGATCCAGAGATCGGACGAGCCGGCGGCGAAGTTGGCGACCGAAGTGACGGAGCCGGGTTTTCCGACAGGATGGTCCACGTCGAAGAAGTTCTGGCCATCGTAGCAGGGGGAAGTGGCACCGGCGCTCATCAGCTCGAAAGTGATTTCGTCGGGATGCAGGGCGGCGGAATTACCCATCATCTGGAAGCGAGGGGCGTAAAGACCAAGCTTGTCGTCCTCGATGTCATCGCGTTCAACGCCGATCGTCGATTCGAACTTGCGGTTCCGGATCTGGTAGCCCTTGCTTTCGAGGCCCTTGATATGGCGATCGCCGATCCACTCGCGCAGCTTAGGCACGTCACCGAGCCAGCCATAGGTTTCTTCGGAAGCCGACGAGGTGATGACAGTAGCGACCGAATTGTAGAGGGTGGCGGTGCTCGTGAGACCGAGCTGAAAAGCGGTTTTGAAGCCGCGCTGTGCGGCGGCGAGCAGGTCAGGTGTGATAACACGCGTCATAAAAGTGTCCCCTGTTGTGTTCAGAAGCCGGCGCGGACGAAAACGCCGTCGCTGTCGACCTGGATGATTTTTCCCGCAACAGAGCGGGTGTTCGTGCCGTTGGTCTTGGCGACCGTCTGGTCGTCGACGATGTAGCAATCCTTGCCGACGTCACCGGGAAGGACCGGGTCGGTACCGAGGTTGAAGAGCTTTGCGACTGTCCGCTTGGCCAAGACCTTCTCGGCGCCATCGGCCCCTGTGTTCTTTACCGTGCGATCGGCAATGCCGAGGACGATCAGGTTCAAGCCCGTCTTGCCGGGGATGGCGAGACCCGCTTCCATGACGACGAGCGCGCCTTGATGAATGGTGGTGGCGCCCTTCACCGGAGCGGGGGAATAATTTCCCTCCATCTCCACCGGCTGGCGGGCCTGGGTCATTGCGGTCATGTCAAAACTCTCCGATGGCGAAAAAGGTTGATCAGGCGGCGGTCAGGCCATTTGCCTTGCGATAGTCCTCTTCGGAGAGGCCCATCATCCTCATGACGTCGCGGTCTTCCGCAGACAGAGTGCTGAGGTCACCGGCCGCTTTCTGCTTGTCCAGACCGGTCGGCTGCAGGCCGGCGCCGAATGTCTCGATCAGAGCGGTTACCTGGGCCAAACCTTCATTGGTCGCGCAAAGCGTCTCGTAGGACGCGCGCTGGGCCGGGCTGATCTTCTTGGCAGTGAGCGCACCTTCGAGAAGCGCGTCGACCTTGGCCTTGTGGTCAGCCCTATCGCGGTCCTCCAGTTGCGAAGACAGCGTCTTCACCTGGTCGAGTGCCTGCTGGTGAACGGCCGGATCGACACGCTTGCCAAGCAGATCCCCGATAGCGGACAGGCAGGAAGCCTCGCTGGCGTCTTCCTGCAGATTGAGAGCCTTGGCGATCGCCTTGAGCATGAAATTCTCCTTGTGAGTTGGATTGGCCGATGCAACGGCCGGCATAGAAATTCCAGGCGCAGCGACAAGCGCAGCCGAGTGCAGCCAGGTAGCGCGGCCGGCATCGTCGGTTTTCAGCGCGGGGGAAATGTAGCGGTGAGATCGGGCGGCGAGCGTATCGAGGCCCGGCTGAAGCCAGACGACACGGCCATAAAGACCATCGGTACGTGCAGCCAGTTCCTCGATCCATGCGACTGCCGGGGCGGCCTCGCCGAACATGGCCTTCTTGACGGTCGCGTGATCGAGATCGAGCGGCACCGAAACCTTGTCGGCATTGAAGCGCTCGACGAGCAGTTCGGGAGAGATCTCGAAGTTGCGGCCGTCGCGGGAAACGAATGTGCCCCTGGGGGCGAGCTTGATCCAGGCCGGGCCGGCAGCAGCGCCGGACGCAGCCGGCTCGGCTGCGAAAACGTCGATCGCGGTGACCGACGTCATCGCGATCGCTTCAGCTTCAGCGGAGGCGGCAAGGCAGGTAATCAGGGCAGTGGTTACGAGGCGATTGATCATGCGGCAATGTTTGCCAGATCACTCGCGGCATCTCGGGCTGACAGTTGTCAGCCCCAGAACTTAAGCTCAGGTCCGCCGCGTTCCTCACATGCGCCCGAACATACCGCACCTGCTTGAAAATTGAAGGGGTTTTGAAGCCCGTGGGCGCGTTTTCTCTATCTGCCACGAGTATCCGGCCGTTCGAGGGGCCTTGCGCGCGTCTGTGGGGCGGGTATGGAATAGTTGGATCGAGCTAGGGGAATGGGATGCGAGCGATATCATTAGGGCTAATTTTCGCGCTCACGGGTGTTGGACCGGCACTCGCTGACGATTGGCCGCCGGCGGACGACTACATCAACTCCTTGGTCAGTTGCGAGACATCGAAGGATCCTGGGCACTGCACGTTCACTAGAACGACGTGGCAGAAGGAATATGCGAACGCGATCAGCGGCGCCTACCAAGGCCAGCGGAATGTTTCCTTCTGCCTCAGTACCGGGTGCAATGACGCCATCCGACAAAACAAGATCCTCGGCTGTGCGTGGCGGATTGTCATAATCGAGACCGGTCATCTTCAGGCAGATTCTACGGACACGGCAAATCTCATGTATTTTTGCGGCCGTGAACACGTCGATGAGGCGGGCCGTCATGCGGCATATGCGCAGGCCCGCACCATGCTGAAGAAGTTCGGAGTGGCCGTTCGTTGAAATAGTCATGGGATCGGGGTATGATGAGGTTGCGCGGCAGCGAAGTCCGTTGGCCTCGATTGCCCATGGAGGGAGCCCGGCTAGACCGGGAGGCGGCCCCTCCCTGCCGCGCTTCATTCCCAAGGCCATTTCCCATCTGACCGCTGCACCTGGTTGCGCATCTCTTTTTCATTGCGTTGGTGCAGCGATGTCGCCCGCAGGTACCCGTTGTCGGAAACGGTTACAAAGCTCCTCCAGAATGCCTTGCCGATCTTGGCCAGCAGCGACCGGACGTTTCCTCTGCCGCGCGGATCAGGAAGGACTAGGCCTTCACTGAGGATCTGGGGCAGCACCGCGAAATCTCCCACCGGCAGCTTGTGCTTCTCCATGCGCTCGGCGATCGTCTCGCTGGTAATCGAGATCACCGGAGACTTTGCGCCCAACTCGTCGGCGAGCGCCTGGTTCTGGCCGGCGGGCAACCAGACCTTTCCAGGCAGGCGCGGTGCGAGCCGCAGATAGGGATCTTCCCAAAGCTCCCCGAGTACCTTCTGCGCGTCTTGGGGCGCCGCTGCTTCGAGCTTGGTCTCCAGATTGCGAATGAGGGTCGAGGCCCGCGCCAAGCCGGGATTGGTCTGCCAGCCGGCGTCGATCCCCTGAGGCACCATCGTGATCTCACCAGTGCGGCGATTGCGGTGCTGGATGTCGGGACCGAGATCCGGGACGGTGTCACGATAGAGGACGCCACCTTCCTTGGGCTCACGGCCGAGGAGCTGCTCGGCCTCGCGACCGGAGATCTGCCGCACCTGGCATTTGCACAGCCAGCCGTTCGGCGGCCAATGCGTCTGCCAGAACGGATGATCGACTGGAAGTATGATGCCGACCCAGGCGAGATGCTCCGGACGCGGGTCGCCTGACGTGGTGCGGACATAGAGGATATACGGAAGCGCCTTCTTGGAGCGCTGAACCCGTTCCCACTGGCCGGCCGATCGAGCGCTGTTGGCGTTCGACCAGAAGATGGTTTTCAGGCGCCGATTGCTGGCGAAGTTCACCATCCGATCGGGCTGCTCACCAGTCGGGTCGGACACCATACGCGGTCCCCACCAGCCGAGCTTGGACAGCTCTTTCCCGATCAGCGGCTTCCAGGCATCGAAACCCTTGCCCTCGGCGATCGCCTGGGAGATCGTCGAGCGGAAGGAGTTCAGCACATCCAGCTCGGTCGCCTTCGCCACCGTGAACTTGTAGGCATGCTCCTCGGCCCAGACGTCCAGATAGGAGAATGCTGGCGCGGCCGACTTGCCGTCGAAGTAGGAAGTGACCTCCGGCGGAACCGCGAATGTCTTCTCGATCTTTGCCATGTCAGTCCGCGATATTTCCGACGCCACGGGCGATCGCCGTCAGGCGGCCGAGCCGCTCGGCCATCTTCGACGCGTCCGGCCCGGCCGTTTCAATCAGCTTCAAAGCCTCTTCAAAGCTTGCCGCGCTGGTGATGATGTCGGCGATCGGCTGCACGATCGGCTTTGCCATCTCCTCCCAATCGTCCAGCGCTACGGCAAACAGCGCCTCGACCTGGTCAAGGGCATCCGGAACGCCGGCCTCCGCTGCCAGGAGCGAAACGCAGGCGCCGCACCGGCAGGCGCGGCGATGGTCGAGGACGATCGCCGATAGCGCCGCGACCTTTGCCTTCACGTCCTCGGCCGGCTTCTTACTGTCGTTGGCCGGCTTCGGCGTTTTGGCCGGTGGCCGCTCCTGCGCTGGCGCAGCGGCTGCAGCGGTTGGCATCAGCAGCTCGTCGTCATCACCCGGATCGGAGAGGCCGATCTTTTCGCGGATCTCGGTCTGCTTCACCCGAAGGCCGAACGGCATCATGCGGGCGACGGCATTGGTCAACGCGTCGATATCCTCGGGATCGGCAACCAGCAGCTGGACCTGCGGATAGTGTTCCTGTGGGCCGAAGTTGAGATCGACGAACGGCTGAATGAGATCGCGGTTTGCGGTGCGGGCAAGCTGCTTGCAGTCGGCCCGCAGGATATCGAGACGCACCTCGTTGTGGATCTTGGCCTGGCCGAGCGAGGAGCCATCGTCGCTGGTCATGGTCTGGCCGACGACGAGCTTCGAGATCTGCTTGTCGACATATTCCAGGAGTCCGCCGAAGACGGCCGCGCCGTTGGCACCGTTGACCTCATGAAACTCGATGTCCATTCCGGCCGGGATGATCGCCGCCGCGTCGTTGGCGATCGAGGCGACCGCTTTCAGGAGTGTTCGCTTGTCTGCTGGGCTGGCGGCGGGATTGTATTTGCCGACCCGAAGCGGCATGCCGTAGACCTCGGAGAAGGCCGCCCAATCCTGCAGAGTGAACTGCTGGATGAGATACCCCCAGGCGGCCGGCCGTGCCATGCCCCGGCGCAGCGGAAGACCCATCTTCGTGCGCGGCATGTGGCGCAGGAACTTGGCCTGCGGCAGTTCCACGCCCTCGATCGAGCCGTCCACAGCAAGCCGCATCTCGGAGAGCGTCAGCCGATCGACCTGGAAAAAACGCGGGTCGCGCGCGATGTAGTTCACCGGCCGCAGCGCCTTGCGCTCATATTCCCACATCATCTCGACGGCAGCGTAACCCTTCGAAATGCCATCAGTGAGATTGCCGAGCGCCTCGCCAAACTCCGCATCGTTGACCAGCTCGGTCACCGCGTCGACAATTTTGGTGTCAGCCTTGCCAGCTTCGACCGTGACATCGATACCCTCGATCGCCAGCCGGCGCGTCTGCAGCTGGGAGGCATAATGCAGGTATCGCTCTTCCATCTCCTCGGCAAGGGTCAGGTAGGATCGGGCCTCGCCGATCGCGGCATCGCGCAGGATCGAGCCGAGACGCTCAGGCGTCAGGCCGGAAGCAACGCGCTCCTCGTGGGTGCGACGAACGCCCGCCACGGTCGGCGTGGCGATCTCCTCCGAGAGCGTCTGGATGACGATCGGCCGGCCATCCGGCCCGAGGATCGAGGACGTGCGGGTTACCAATGTTGTCTCCCATAATTCAGTTCGTCGTCGTCATCATCGAGCGGTGGCCCGCCATTGTGACGCCGCATGTCGTCATAGAGGTCTTTGATCGTCAGGTAGGCGTATTCGTGCCACTGCCCTCGGCTGGCGTAGTGAGCGAGCGCCAAGCCGATGGCGAAGTCGCCGTGACGCTTCTTCGATCCTTCGCCCGTGCGAACGTCTGGCACCTTCGGAATGCCGTTGACGACGCGGACCAGGCGGAGGTCCGCTAGATGTTCGTCATCCTTGGCGAGTGCGATCGCGTCGTCTTCGAACGCCGCCTTCAGCGGAGGCATGTTGAACCGATACCAATCGGTCGAGAATTTAATAGCGGCGATCAGGCCGCCTTGGTTCTCTTCGGTGCGGAAGCCAAACTCTCGGCCCATATCTTCGGCGACGGTCCAGCCCATGCCGGTAGCGTCGAACGCCGCGCCTATAAGACGAGGCGCACCGCGCAGGATCATCCGGGTGAACATCTTCTGCTCGTCGCCCGGCACGTTGCGCATTTCAAGCGTCAACGCCTCCTCGCGCTTCAGAAGTCTTGAGGTCGACAGCAACGTTGCGACCGACAAGTCGGCGGTACGGCCAAAGTCGAAGCCGAGGGCGTGCATACGCTCTCGATCAAGCCTAGCAATCGCATCCGCCAGCTCCCGTATCGTCGGCGCGATCAGCGCTGCGCGCTCCAGGCGCGACCGCTGAAGGAAGTCGCGCGGCAGCTCGATGCGGATGATCGGCGCCTCGATTGTCATGCGGGCTTCGATCAGCGGCGCCGACAACCAGGCGCCGGTACCGGCGGTCGGAATGCAGAACAGTTCCTCGTCAGCGCCGTCGCCGTAGAAGTCGATGATCTCCTGGCGCCACTTGGCTTCACCTTCGGCCGTCCACGTGTTTCCGTTGACGAGGCAGATGCGCTCGTAGAGGCCCTCCTTCAGCGCCTGGTCGAAGTCGATCCGGATATGGCTGTACTTCGACCGGCCCGCCAGGATGTTCTGGATCTGCTTGTTGAACTCGTTTTCAGTCCCGTTATGGGTCGAGCAGACGACGACCTGGCCGCCCCACATCAGGAACGCGAGAGCGGCCTTGAGAAGCTCCGGCAGGCTGTCGACGAACGCGGCTTCGTCGATCATGACGACGCCCTGCTTGCCGCGCAGGGTGCGCGGCGCCGAGGAAAGCGCGAGGATCTCGAAGCCGGAGGCGAACCGGATACGGAACGCCTGGATGGACCGCTCGCCTTCCTTGTCGCTGTCGTCGAACAGGAACTCGTGGACCGCCAGGGCGGCATTGGAGAAGGCGCGAGCCCACATGGCGCAGGCGTCGATGAACTCGCGCGTCATCTCCTGGCTATAGGAGATGTACATCACGTCCATGCCGCCGGCTTCCTTGGCGCGGCCGGCGCGCAGCGCGGCATAGGAAGCGAAACCGAAGGTCAGGCCGATACGGCGCGATTTCTCGATGAACAAGACGCGGCAAGCCGTGTCTTCGAGCAGCTCCAGGGTGCGGGCCTGATAGGAGATGAGCGCCTTCGGCAGGCCGACCTTGTCGACGAGGCCCGGCAGAACCTCGGTTGCGGTCCGCCGGGCCTCGGCCCACTGTGCCTCTGTGATCGGGGCGCTCATCCGGTTTTAACCCCGAGGATCTGCGACAGGATCTCCTGTGCGGTGTCGGCAGACAGGCCCTTGGCCTTCGCGACCTTGCCGACCGCCTGTTCCGCCTGTTCCTTGAATTCGGCCTCGACCTTCTGGCGCCGGGAGGTGGAAATGCCTTGCGCTTGTGCGGCAGCGCGCAGCGCGTTGGCGAGAGCCATCGCTCCCTTTGGATCAAGGCCGGCCTCGCCGCTGTTGGTCAGCAGTTCGAAGATCAATGTCTTGATGGTCTCGGCGGCGATCAGGGTCAGGTTGTCAGAGTCGGCCGCATCGAATTTCTCGGCTAGGGTCGCCGCGATTTCGCGGGTCTGGTTGAGGCGGGACGTCAGCGTTGAGAGCTTGATGGAATACCGATTGAAGGCCGAAAAGGACGGAATGTCGAATTCCAGCTCGCCCCGATATTCCCGGTCGACCTCCTGAAGCCTGGACACAAAGTCCTGATAAATCTCGGTCTGTGTGCGCTCGCGCTTCTGCAGCTCGTCCGCCGCCCAGGCGACGATCGGCGCGCAGGGCTCAGGCAATCGCTCGATACCGTTAAGCCGGCCGCGTCCCTTGTCGACCATATCAGGCTCCTGGCCTCGAAGGACGCTTGACGCCCTCGATCGCGATGTGTCGATCGACGTGGCGCCGGCCATGATCGGTCAATGTAGCAATCTTCACCGAGCCGGCCTCAATCACGGTGATAGCGTCCATTGTCTTGAGGTATTCAAGCTGCTGGTGGATCCAGGGCCGCTCCTCGTGAATGGCAAAGGTCGCCAGAACCGGCTCCAACATGCTGGATGACAGTGTTTCGTTAGTCTGCTCGGCGAGAGCCTTCAGGATAACAAGCCGTGCTTCCTCACGACGGATTTTCGCGTAATCGGTGATCATGCTGCATTCGCCCTTTTGGCCTGATCGATCAACACTTCCTCAAGTCGTTCGCCCACGGCCTGGATGGGCTTGAGCCTCTCTTCCATGGTGGCGAAACGACCGTCCTGGGATTTTTCCATCGTGTTGAGCCGCCCGACGACCTCCGCCATCATCAGCTCAAGCCGGTGCGTGGTGTTGCGATCGGGCAGATGTTTCAAGTCGCCTTCGATCGCCTGAATGCGGCGATCATGTTCGACGAGTTTGCTCTCCCCCTTGCTCACCCGCTCATCCAGCTTCTTTTCGCCCGCTGACAACATCGATCGAATGAGTGCGACGAGGTTAAGGCTCGACAGCAGAAAGCCGACCAAGGCGGCGATGGTGACCAGATCAAACGTCATCGGTGATACTTTTCTTCCTCATGGAGCTTCTGGCATTCGACGCAGCGGACCGCGAAGGGGGCGCCACGGCTAGGCGGGCTTTCGGAATGGCATGACCGCAATCGACGCATTCCGTCTTCCCCGGCTGTTCCAGGGCCGCGATGGCATCTGCAATCAGCGCATCGCGTTCCTGCTGTTCCCGCACGGAGGCAAGATCGAGTGCAGCATTGCTAAAGTTCATGGCGTACCCATTATCGTCGCAACGGCCGCTGCTCTCCTAAGCTCGCAAAGCTCAAGCGAATCCCGATCGGCGTCCCAGAAGGTCGTTGTTTCCTTGGCGTCGATACGTCGGTCCGGCAGCTTGACGGGAGCATTGCAAGGCGTTTCCGCCTCGGCCGGCATGGTCTTTTTCGTGTCGCTGAGCATGATGGTTGGTTTCTCACCGTTGCCGGTTGAGGAGGCGCACCCGGCCAACATCGAGACCACCATCAGCGCCGCCAGGGAGGGCCGCATTCGCTTTCTTTCGTTCTTCTTTTGCAAGCCGGGCATCTTCGCGCGCCGCCGCAAGTTCACTATTGAGCCTCATGGCGTCGTTCGCCTGGGCCGCCTGAGCCAGCGCCAACTTCATGTTGGCGTCGGCGATTTCGAGTTTCCATTTCGCGTCCGTCAGCTCGACTGCCGCTGCCACCCGGTCGATGATGATCTCTCCAATCCGATCGGCGATCCGGTAGCCGAGACAGACGGCGCCTAACGACAGGCCGGCGCCCAGGACGAAAAGGACGCCGATCTTGATCAGCGGCGTGGCCGCCTTCGAAAGCCACGCCGAGATCATTGGATTTCTCCGGACTGCGGCGCCGGTTCGTCCCTGGCAAAATACGGGGGCGGGGAAGGCGGGAGTGGCTGTCGATCCTGCATCGCCCGGAAGTCCATCGCCCCAGAGAAGCGATGGATGCCAAGCAAGGTGGCGATCAGGACGATCATGGAGGGGATGACGATCGGCGCGAGTTGCAGGGCGTATTCGATGCCGGACAACGCGCCGAGGACCAGCGCCTCGATCGTCATCCAGGCCAGCGCAAAGGCCCATCGCATCTGGGCTTTCGTGGTGCTGTAGGTTGGCTTCTGAGACATCAGAAAGGCCCTCCGAGAAGCACGATGGCCATCAGGCCGTTAGCGACCGCGTATGAGATCGCGACGATGACGACGAGGTCGGCGAGGTCGGCGAGGTTTCGCAGCATCAGAAGCCTCCGAACGGAAGCGGACCAGGGCCGTACGTGGCAAGCCCCGCTGCGAGGAGGAGGAAGAGAGCGTGAATGATCCGATCGACTGTCGCCATGTCAGGCCTCGTTCCTGGACACCGGGCCGTTGGCCGTTGCGCGAACGCGGGCACCGACCGGCTCTTCCCCCGTGGCAGGCCACCGCGTCTCGACCAGGCGGTCCTTCGCGATCGGCGACACCTTCACGGTGTTGCCTTGGTTGCCGCCGAGGATCATGTAGTTTTCATCGTCCTCGCCGGCATAGAGGCCGACATGGCCGCCGCCTGGGCGCGTGAACGTCATCACGGCGCCGAGTGCCGGCACATTCATATGCCGACCAAGCTTGCCCCATTCGAGCGCGCCGAGCGGGTTCTTCGGAAGCGGTTCTTCCGGCAGGGTCGTTGCGATGACGTTTCCGACGAACAGCCCGCACCAGGCGGTGTCGTCGTTCTGATAGAATGACGCAACCCAGCCGCCGAGCTTCTTTGCCCAATCGAGAATTATGGGATTGGATTTGGCGCCTGGAATTTCCCTGGTGCCTGCGAGGCGGCGGGCCTCGCGCATCCACACCGGCTCCGAGGGCCGCTGGACGCTGGTGCCAACGTTCTTGTATCCGCCATCACGCCAGGCACCTTCACGTCGAAGGGCATTGACCGTAGCGTCGTCGGCCTTGCCGGTAACCGGCAGGTGCTCTGCTTCCTGAAACTTCTTCAGGGCGTCGATGACCGATCGCCCATACACTCCGTTCATCACGCCCGCGTAGGCGCCATGCGCCCGCAAGCGGCTGATCAGCCATTCGTCGAAATCCATGATTTGCCCCGTGTTCCGTCCGGGGCTGACTATGGTCAGGGCTGACAGGTTTTTCGGGCTGACAACTGTCAGCCTTGACTAGAAGAGACGGCCT